GTTCCGATTGTCGGCGGCTGCTGCGTCGACGGTGCGTTATGCGGGCGCTACCTGAACGTCAACAACGTGGCTGGGCATGCGTATTGGTCCCTCGGCGCGTCGCTTTTCTTGAATAATCCCTCTTAACAGGGGGAGCGGGGGAGCCATCCCCCGCATGGGCGGAACGCCCACAAAAAGCTGATACCAAGGGAATATGCTCACGAAACCCGTGCTTTTTCCTGCCTTTCCCCTGCCGTTCCGATTGTCGGCGGCAACTGCGACAACGGTGCGAAATGCGGGCGCTACCTGAACGTCAACAACGTGGCTGGGAATGCGAATTGGAACATCGGCGCGTCGCTTATCTTGCCCTTTCACTACGGGATAGTCGCTATCCCAACAATGTGAGCATATTTCCGCAGCACAGTCTGAAAATTAACCTGCCAAGAGGCACGGCCAGTAAGTGCGAAGGCACCCACCGTCGTGAAGGGGATAAGAAAGGGGACGACCTCTTGAAAAGCTATAACGGGCTATATGAACGGATGCTGGAACGCCCGGAAGCTGTGGCCGCCATCGAAGAGGCAGCCAGATATAAAAAGACCCGGCCATCCGTGGCTGCAATTCTGGAGCACAAGGAAGAGGTGGCGGAGCGCGTCTGCCGCAGAATCGAGAGCGGAGAGTGGCACCCGCCGCATCACCAGAAGCAGAAGCTGCAGGAAGGCAGCCACAAGAAGGAACGGGAAATCGTGAAGCCTCGCTTCGACGACGAACAAATCGTGCACCACATGCTGGTGCGTCAGCTCAGACCCATCATAGAGCCTCGTCTGTACCGATACGCCTATGGCTCGCTGCCGGGACGCGGCACCCATGGCGCGGTAAAGACGATGACGAGATGGAGAGACGGGTACGGAGAGAAGAGATTCTATGTATTCGAGGGCGATGTCCGGCAGTTCTACGACAACATCGACACGGAGCTGCTGAAGGACAAGCTAAACAGGCGGATACGGGATGCACAATTCAAGCGCGTACTGTTCGATGTCATCGACACATCGGCACCGGGACTGCCGAAGGGATTCTACCCGTCGCCATGGCTGGCGAACTTCTACATGGAGGAGTTCGATAATTTCGTCGTCCAAGTGCTGAAGCCAGACCACTACCTGCGCTATATGGACAATCTGTTCATCTTCCACAGCAACAAGAAGGAGCTGCACCGCATGGTGCGGGAAATTGCGAAGTTCTTGACGCGGCGACTGCATCTGCAGCTGAAGGACGACTGGCAGGTATACCGGTTTGAGAAGAAAAAGAAGCCGGAGGGCATGACACCGGAGGAGGAGCTGCGCTGGAAGCGCAGAGCCAAAGGCCGGGCGGTCAACGCACTGGGCTTCGTGATACACCGAGACCGCGTGACGGTGCGCAAATCCATTCTGAAGCGAACACGAGCAAAGGCAAACCACATCCACAAGAAAAAGCGATATACCCGGCATGATGCTGCCAGCATGGTGAGCCGGGCGGGAGCGTTCAGACACGCCAACGCCTACGGCTACTACCTGAAGTACATCAAGCCGAAGGTATCCATCCACTACTGCAAGCGGCGGCTTTCGACGCTTGCGAAACGACAACAGAAAGGAATGAGTGCAGCATGACTGAGTTCAAGACGGTACGCGACAGTCGTACCGAGGAGCCTGCCACCATCGACACCACCAGCAGCGAAACCACCGTGTACGAGCGCAGGAACATCCGGCAGGAGACACGGGAGGAAGAGATGGGCGGCGAGACCATCCCTATCACGGAGTGGGTATATGAGCAGAGGGAGTACACCCGCGAGGAGTACGCCATGATGCTCTCCCCCGCCATTCAGGGCGTGCAGCAGGCTTTGAGCGACATCGAGCTTGCCATCGCCATGCTGTAAAAGGAGGAACACGACATGAGCGCGAAATACGAGACGCTGGCGACCAAGTGGAAGCTGGGCTACATCACCAAGGAGACCTTGCGCGGCTGGGTGGAGCTGAACAACACCAAGCCCGGCAAGGGCATCACGGCGGAAGAGTACGAGCTGATTACCGGCGAGGCCTACGAGGAGGCGACGGAGTAATGGCACAGTATATCATTCCTGCCGCTGCCGTCGTCATCGTGGCTATCATCGAGGCGCTGGCTGCGAGCGAGCGCAGGCAGACCAAGGAAGAGCGCAAGAAGGCGGAGGAGCTGGCGGCCAAGGAGCGGCAGTTGCATACCGAGCATGAGCGCGCACGAGAGGAACTGATGGTCAACCTTGTGCAGTGCAGCTGGGCAGCCATCGCACTGGGAGAAGCATCTGCCCGCGCCCTGCAGCGAGGGCACACCAACGGCGACACCAAGGCGGCGCTGGAATACGCCGCAAAGGTAAAGCATGAGTTGAAGCGTTTTCTGGCCGCGCAGGGCATTCACGCCATGCTGGAGTGAGGAGGCAGACATGGAGGGCAAGAGACTGCAGACCAAAGAGAAGTCCGGCATAAAGGCGACCACCACCAAGCGCGTGGTGTGGTTTTGCCTGATAAACGGCGTGGGCTGGGTATGGTGCAGCTACCTGCTGGCCTACCTCGGCAGAACTGAGATTGCGGAAAGCCTATCCAAAATCGCAGTATCGGAAATCGTTGCCGTGGTGCTGGCCTACTGTCTGAAGAGCCTGTTTGAGAAGCGAGACGGCTTTGGTGCCGTCGGCAAGAAGGAAGAGACGACAGAGGAAGTCGTCCGCGATTTGTGAAAGGAGAACACTATGAGCACTTTGAAGCAGAAACTGAGCAGCCGCAAACTCTGGGCAGCCGTCGCTGGTTTGGTGATGGGACTGTCCATGGTATTCGGACTGGACGAAAACACCGTGAGCACCGTGAGCGGTGCCGTGGTATCCGTCGCCAGCGTCATCGCGTACATCGTGACCGAGGGCAAGGTGGACGCAGCTGCCGTGGGCGATGCCGTCGGCAAGGTGCAGGATGCCGTGGAAGCTGTGGAGGGCGAGTGATATGGGCATCGTAACGGAATATCTGACCCGCAATCCCTGCTACAAAGCAGGGCGCACCATTACGGTGAAGGGACTGATGCTCCACTCCATCGGCTGCCCGCAGCCCAACCCTCGCGTGTTCGTGAGGAACTGGAACAAGGAGAGCTATGGCAGCGCCTGCGTTCACGGCTTCATCGGAGAGAGAGAGACCGTCATCACGCTGCCTTGCATGGAGAAGGCCGGAAAAGCGCATCGCGGCTGGCACGGCGGCGGAGCATCCAACAACACGCACATCGGCGTGGAGATGTGCGAGCCGTCCTGCATCAAGTACACCAGCGGCGCGAGCTTCGTCTGCAGTGACAGAGAAGCGGCCATCGCCTTCGTGAAGAAGACCACGGAGAACGCGGTGGAACTGTTCGCACAACTGTGTAAATTCCACGGCCTTGACCCGCTGATGGATATTATCAGCCACAAAGAAGGGCACGCGCTGGGTATCGCATCAAACCACGGAGACCCTGACCACCTGTGGGCGCAGCTGGGCATGAACTACAACATGGACACCTTCCGCCGCGATGTGGCGGAGAGGATGAAAGAGGAGGACGACGACATGGTACGTTACAAGAAGCTGAGCGACATCCCCAACCACTGGGACAAGGCGGGCAACCCCCGCGCCACCATCGAGAAGCTGATGGATGCAGGTATCCTCGGCGGCGACGGCAGCGACCCTACCGGAAACGATGACGTTATCGACCTGTCTCACGACATGGTGCGCACCATCATTCTGGAGTATCGCGGCGGCGCGTTTGACCGCAAGCTCATCGCGGCGGGCATGGAGCCTGCAGTGGCTGAATAACGAAGCATGCAGAGGCCGGTGGAGACACCGGCCATCTGCCGTATCTCGACAAAGAGAGGAGGGACAACGATGCCCAGCAACATCCTGACTGCGGACACCTCGTTTCCGCAGCTGACGGACGAGCAAAGTCCGGGCGAGAAAATCACGTTGCTGACGAACTACCTGTATATGCTGCTGGAACAGCTGCGCTATACGCTGAACAATCTCGGCGAGGATAACTTCAACGAGACGGAGTTCCAGAACATCGCAAACATCATCACGGAGCCGGTGTACATCCAACTGGAGAGCGCCGAGGGGGACATCGCAGAACTGCAGGTAACAGCCACGAGCCTCACCAGCCGCATCTCGGATGCGGAGGGCAATATCTCCACCCTGACCCAGACATCCAACAGCCTGACATCGCGCATCAGCTCGGCGGAGGGCAACATCTCGACGCTGCAGCAGACAGCCACGAGCCTCACCAGCCGCATCTCGGATGCGGAGGGCAATATCTCCACCCTGACCCAGACTGTAAACGGCATGACGCTGAGCGTGTCAAATGGCAGCAGCGGCTCCACCATCAGGCTGCTGGCAAACGGTGTGGAAATCAGCAGCCAGCGCATCACCTTCTCCGGAATGGTGACGTACACCGATTTGGCAACCAGCGGCTGGACGACCATCAACGGCGACAACATCACCACCGGCACTATCACTGCCATCGACATCACCAGCTGCAACATCGAATCCAGCACCATTGACTGCGTGCTGAAGGCGGACGGCACCATCGGCGGCGAGCTGAGAATGTGCTATATCAACTCGAATTATGTGGCGGGCGGCATCCGCGTGGACGACCAAGGCGCTGGTACGGCCTACGAGCGCAAGTACAGAATGTTCATCTACACGGACACCATTCTGGGTGTGCCGTTCTGCATGAAGATATTCAGCGCCAACGGCATGAGCATCACGTCCGACGAAATCATCATCATGGAATCTGCCACGCACACTATCATCAACGGCAACGACTATATCCGCATGTCGGCAGATAGCATCTACCTCAACGGCGATGTCTACATCAACGGCACCGCACTGAGCGACCTGCTGAGCAGCGGCACCACGGAGTAAGAAAGGAGAAAGCTATGTATCTTATCCAATGCGTGAACGCATACGCGGCGACTGTGGCGCTGGCGGAGCGGGAGTGGGACTACAAGACGGCCTATGCGCTGGTGACGCTGAAACGGAAGCTGCAGCCTCATGTTGACTTCTACACCGGCGAGGAGTTGAAGCTGGTGGAGGAGTACGGCGAGCGGGACAGCGCTGGAAAGGTCATCATCAACAACGGGAAATTCACCTTCAAGGACGCGGACGGTGCGCAGGAGTACGAGCGCCGCCGCCGTGCGCTGGGCATGCTGGAGGTCAGCGAGCAGTTCACACCTGCGGTGGTGCCGCTGCCCGGCAGCATCAAGCCGGTGCATCTGGAGGCACTGGAGGGCTTCATCGTATTCGAGGAGGAAGGGGGCGGCAAGGAATGAGCATCGGCCTGCCTTCTATGGCATACGCCGACGGCATCCGGAAATACAAGCAGACGGAGTTCGGCGGCTACAACCACACGCTGGCCGCGCAGGACGGCGAGCTGTGGGACATGCAGAACATGTCCAGCGACCTCTATCCCCTGCTAAGTCCCCGCAAGCCCAGATACCTGCTGCGCACACTGACTGCACCCAACGGCTTCTTTGCAAAAGACGGCCTGTACTGGGTGGACGGCACCGGCTTCTATGCCGACGGCACGAAGCGCGGCACCGTGACCAGCGGGCGGAAGCAGTTCGCTGCCATCGGTGCGCACATCGTCATTTTGCCGGATAAGGCCTACTACAACCGGGACACCGGCGTGTTCGGCAGCATGGAGAAGTCGTGGAGCGGGACGGCCAGCTTCAGGGACGGCACCTATGCAGGCGAGCAGGCGGCGGGAAACACCATCTACGCATCCGGCGTAACATGGACGAGCTACTTCAACGTGGGCGATGCCGTGACCATCTCCGGAAGCGCCAAGGCGGAGAACAACAAAACGGCGGTAATCCGGGAAATCGAAGGCAATAATCTGCGATTCTACGAGAACTGCTTCGCCATCGCAGACAATGAAAAGTTGACACTTGCACGCACGGTTCCTGATTTAGACTATATCTGCGAAAACGAAAACCGGCTGTGGGGCTGCAAGGGTGACACCATCTATTGCAGCAAGCTGGGCGACATCTTCAACTGGAACGTGTACGACGGGCTTGCCACCGATAGCTTCGCGGTGGATGTGGGCAGCGCGGGAGACTTCACCGGTTGCTGCAGCTTCCTCGGCTACCCCTGCTTCTTCAAGGAAGAGAACATCTACAAGGTGTACGGCGACAAGCCGAGCAATTTTCAGGTGATGGGCAGCGCCTCTCTGGGCGTGGAGACAGGCAGCCATGGGAGCCTCGCCATCGCAGGCGAGGTGCTGTTCTATCTGGCACGCACTGGCATCGTGGCCTATTCCGGCGGCATCCCTCAGAGCGTGGCAGCGCCCTTCGGCACCGACAGATACCGCAACGCGGTGGCGGGCAGCGACGGCACGAAATACTACGTCTCCATGGAGGATATGAGCGGGAAGCACACCATGTTCGTGTACGACACCCGGACAAACCTCTGGCACAAGGAGGATGAGCGGGAAATCGTAGGCTTCGGCTGGAACAGTGAGCTGTATTTCCTCGACGGCACCGGCAAGCTGTGGCTGAACGGTAACGCCAGAGAGGTGCCTGCCGGAGCGACGCAGGAGGCGACGGTGGAGAGCATCGCCGAGTTCGGAGACTTCGTGGAGGGCAACCCCAACCGGAAGGGCACGGCGAAGATTCAGGTGCGCATGGAGCTGGATGCGGGCGCATCCGTGACAATCAGCATGCAGTTCGATACCGACGGCGTGTGGCGGGATGTATCCACTTTGACGGCAACGGCGAAGCGCAGCTTCTACCTGCCCATCATCCCCCGGCGCAGCGACCACTTCCGCATCAAAATCAAGGGCACCGGCGGCTGGAGGCTGTATTCCCTCGTCAGGGAAAATTACTCCGGCAGCGAGGTGTAAGAAAGGAGAGACGACATGGCGAACTACACATACGAGCAGTTCGAGGCGGAGTTGAAAAACTCCGGGATGTTCAACCAGTTCTCCACGGCAGACTTGGAGCTGGCAAGGAGAAACCCGGACGCGGGCATGAGCCTGCTGCAGTACAAGCAGGACTACGCAAACGCCACCACGGACGAAGCACGCGCGCTGGCGCATCTGGGTGCAGAAGGCGTGCGCAGCAGCTATGGTAACTACACCGGCGGCAGTGACGGCGGCAGCTTCTACCTCGACCCGCTTTCCCCCTCCAGCTTCGACGCTGGCACTGCACCCACCTACACCAACAACTACGAGAAGGACATCGCAGACCTGTATGCCCAGCAGAAGAACTACGGCAGCTTCAACTACGGCATCCCAGCACCGGAGTATGACAACCGGTACGATGAGACCATTCAGAAAATGCTGGACGACCTCATCAACCGCGAGGCCTTCAGCTATGACCCGGAGACCGACCCGCTGTACAGCCAGTACCGCAAGCAGTACGCCCGCGAAGGCCAGAGAGCCACGCAGGATGCACTGGGCGCAGCGGCAGCGGCCACCGGCGGCATCCCTTCCTCCTACGCAGCGACAGCAGCGACGCAGGCCGGTGACTACTATTCCGCCCAGATGACGGATAAAATCCCGGAGCTGTACCAGTTGGCATACAACAAGTATCTGAACGACTACAACATGCAGCTGAGTGACCTCGGCGCAGTTCAGGGCGCGGAGCAGAACGACTACGACAAGTTCCTCAACGAGCTGACCCAGTGGAACACCGACAGGAACTTCGACTACAATGCGTGGATGGATGAGTACAACCGCATCGCCAACGACCTGCAGACGGCCAGCGGGCTGGAACAGCTGGAGTACACCAAGTTCTTGAACGACCTCAACCAGTACAACGCTGACAGGCAGTTCAACTACGGCGTGCTGCTGGACGAAATCAACAGCCAGACGCAGGAGCGCAGCGAGGCGATGGAAAAGGCGCTGACCGCAGCGCAGTACGGCGACTACTCCTTCCTGCAAGGCATGGGCATCGACACATCCGGCAACCCTGCAGACTTCGAGCGGCAGTACACGCTGGCACTGCTGGCGGCAGAGTACGGCGACTTCTCCGGACTGGAGGCGCTGGGCATCACGCCTAACGCAGCCAACCTGAACGCCTTCAACACCACCGTGACGGGCAAGACCGGGAACGGCGGCAGCGGCGGCGGAGGCTACGACAACGGCGGGTACTCCTCCGAGGAAATCAAGGCACTGCAGAAGGCGCTGGGCGTGGATGCCGACGGAAAGTTTGGAGCCAATAGTGCCGCAGCCATGGAGAAGGCTGGATACAACAGCATCGAAGCTGCCTACAACGCGCTGGTGGGAGGCGCACCAACCGGTCTCTCGCAGTCGTCCATCGACACGTTGGTGGCGCTGTACGGCAGCAAGGAACTGACGCAGGCGCAGTGGGATGAGATACTGAGCACTTATGCCAGTTACGGCGTGACGGCAGATGTGCTGGCAGCGGCGGGCTTCTCCGTCAAGAATGGAAGTCCAACGCCCGGAGATGAGAACGATAACACCGGAGAATTGAAAATTGACATGGGCAGCGTACTGGAGCTGGGATATGGACCAATCAGCGAAACGTACTTGAACGAGCTGGTGGCAAGCGGGCAGGTGGAAGAATACGAGGAAAACGGATACCTGAAATTCCGGAGAACTGGCGCAGGCGATGGCGCAAGCAACGGTTTGTTGGATATTCTCCCGCGACCGGGGATTATGTACCACGCACTGGATTAAGGAGGGCACTATGAGCTTTGCGGACAACTACCTGAAGCTGCGAGAGCAGAGACGGGGCACCACAAAAAAAGACACGGGCAGCAGCACGCTGCCCGTGTCCGCAGAAACAGAAACCGGTGGCAATAGCTTTACTGACAACTACCTGAAACTGCGTCAGCAGCGCTCTGTGCCTTCCGTGCCGGAGCAACAAGAAATACTGCTGCCGCAGACACCGCGCAACTACAACACAGCTTTTAAACGCAGCGGGCTGAGCCGTGATGAGTACGACGGTAACGTGCGGGAGAACTATGCTCAGAGAGTGGCGCAGGAAAACCGAAAGACCACCAGCGGCGGCTTCTATTCGCAGCCGGAGCTGGGTGCCGATATTGAGCGTTACGAGAGCGCTTTCATCACTGCGGAGGCTGCGCTGAAGCCGAAGCAGGCGGCGCTGGAAAAAGCCAACGCCGAAGCCGAGCGGCTGTATAGCGAGGTGACGGAAAAGGGAGCGCAGTTGGAAAAGTTGTATTCTTTCGCTGGTGACGGGAGCGATGCGCTGGCGACGGCTATTTTTGAGCGCAGCAGGCAGGATTACCTGTCGCTGGTCAATCAGTTCGAGACCGCGCAGGCGGCGGTGCAGACAGCTGCTGCAGAGTATGAGCCTGCATGGAACAGCTATGTGCGGGCAGCGGAACAGTATAATGCCTACGCAACCGGACAAAAGGCGGAGTACAATGCGTGGCGCAGCACCATTCGCAAAGCCGGAGACATCGAGACGGAAATCGCTGCCATTGATGCCGAGCTGAAAACCATTCCCAGCGACTTCACCAACTTCATGGAAAATCTGGGTGCGAGCTTCGCCGCAACCAGCTCCGGCCTGCCTGTGCAGTGGAAGGACAACTCGGAGAACGAGGCGCGCCGGGCACAACTGGAAGCCGACAAGGAACTGCTGCAGGAGGAGCTGGACTGGTCGAACTACTTCCGATATGCAGACCTGACCGGCGCGGAGGACTTTGCGGAGCTGAGCAAGTACGTCTCCACAGCCAACGGCAAAGAGCCGGAGTTCAATGCGTGGAGCGGGATGTATACCAGCACCGGCTTCAACGACATCAACTACGACATCATCAACCGCAACGAGGTCGCCAAGAGCAGACAGGGCGTGAACGATGTCAGCACCAATGCTTCCTTCCTCGGCCTCGACAACAGCGAGCGCGGGCAGATGACGGACGAGGAAATTGCCATCTTCAACTACCTGTACGCGCAGGACACGGCCAAAGGAGACACGGAGCACACCAACGCATACGCCTACATCGACTACCTGACGAGCGACCTGAACAACCGTCAGAGAATGAAGGAGCAGGAATACTGGGCGAGCTACGCGGAGGAAAGCCCTGTTGCCAGCAGCGTGTTCAGCGTGCTGACCTCGCCCATGAGGGGACTGAGCTACATCGGCCAGTTGGCAGACATCGCTGCGGACGGAGAAATCGACCAGAACGCGGGATACAATAAGTTTTCCTACATCCCCTCCACCATCCGGCAGGAGGTATCCGGCAACATCGCGGAAAACGGGAAGTGGGGAAAAGTTGGTAGCTTCGGTTATGACATCGGCATGAGCATGGCGGACTTTCTGTTCGCCACGGCCATCGCCGGCGGCTTCAGTGGCGGCGGTGCCGTAAGCAGCGGCATGACTATGACCATCCTTGGAAGCGGCGCGGCGGCGGATACCGTTATTCAGGCGAAGGACAGAGGACTTGATGACGGACAGGCCTTCGCGCTGGGCACCATCGCGGGCATCGCGGAGGCGGCCATGGAAAAAATCAGCCTCGACACACTGCTGAAGGGCAAGTGGGAGAAGAACGCCATCCAGTACATCCTAAAGAACGCGGTGGCGGAAGGCGGCGAGGAAGTCGGAACCGAGGTCATCAACACCATGGCGGACATCCTTATCGCGCAAGACCAGAGCTTGTGGCAGGCGGCCATCGAGCAGTATATGGCGGATGGATACAGTGAAAGCGAAGCCTTCGGCATGGCGCTGGCAGACAAAGCAAAGGAAATCGGCCTTGCCGGTCTGGGCGGCTTTCTCTCCGGCGGCGTTATCGGCACGGCGTATTCCCCTGCTGCCCAGATGCAGGCGAACACCTATAATCAGGCGGGCGGCTTGGTGCGCGGGATGGGCGACGAGACCGTTCAGGAGCTGATAAACGATGGCCTGAAGCTGGACAAAAACAGTGATGCGTACAAGCTGGCGCAGGAGCTGCAGGAAAAGCTGAATACACAGCAGGACATTGACAACTACGACATCGGAAAGCTGCTGACCGAGACTGCGGAGGAGAACAGAAGGGCAGCCAAAGAAAACAAGCAGACTGAACCGGCGGAGGCGGCGGAAGCGGAAACAAATCTTGACGAGGGAGCCATGCTGCCTACCGTGGAGAACACCATGGCAGAGGACACGGTGGAGCAGCCTGTACAGCCGGTCACGCAGACGCAGGAGCTGCGCGAGCTGGGGATGCTGCCCACGGCGGAGGAAACGGAAACAGAGCGGCTACGCCAGAGAGCGATGCAGGCGGCCACCACGGAGCTGGAGCGAACCGCCATCCAGTACGGCGTAGACCGCACCACCTACGAGCGGGTGCAAAGAATATCCCAGATGGTGAGCCGGAATGTGGCGTTTTATCAGGCGGAGGATGCCGGTGAAAACGGCTTTTACGACGGGGAGAGCGGCACCATCTATGTGAACGCGCGCTCACAGAATCCCGTGGCGCAGATACTCAGCCATGAGCTGACGCACAGCATCGAGGGAACGGAGAGCTATGCAGGCCTACGCAGTCTGGTGCTGAGACGGCTTCAAGACACCGGCAGCGACCTGAGAGCACTGCGAAAGACCAAGATTGAGTCGTATGCCAAGCACGGGAAACCACTGACGCAGGAGGGCGCAGACTGGGAAATCGTCGCAGAATATGTGGAAAAGAATCTGCTGACAGACGAGCAGAGCATCCGCCAACTGGTGAAGGAAGACCGGAAACTGGGCACCCGCATCCTGAATTGGCTGAACGACATACTGGCCAAGTTCGGCAACGCAAGCGCGCAGGAGCGGCAGTTCCTGAACAATGCCCGCCGGTATTATGCCGACGCGCTGAACCAGAGCAGCTTCACGCAGGAGACCGCGAAGGCTGCACCGCAGCAGACGGATGAAGTGATGCAGCGCACCATGGACATGATGCAGCTGAGCTACGGCGGGATGAACGCCAACGGTGCCAATTTGGAATCCCTGCGGACGGCCATGCAGATGCAAATGGACGGCGTGGCGGCGGAGACCATCTTCCGGGAGACTGGCTGGTACGCCGGTGCAGACGGGAAATGGCGCTTCGAGATAGATGACAGCCGGATGCAATATCATTCCGGCGGAGATGCGCTGTTCAGCCAGAATCATCTGGAATATGCAGAGCTTCAGACACTGCTGCAAAAGCTGTTCAACGGGGACATTACCGACGCAGAGCATGAACGCCTGACAGCGCTGGATGACATCTGGGGCAGAGAGTTCGGCAGACTGAGCGAGCGGGTGGAGCGGGGCAACGCCACGCTGGAGGACATCCTGCAGCACGACGAGCTGTTCCACAATTATCCCCAGCTGCGCAAGACGAAGGTGCGCTTCAAGCAGATGGAACCGGGCACGAGGGGCAGCTATAACTCGGAGAGCGACACTATCACGCTGAACAGTGAGCTGCAGTTCAATACCGAGCGGACGCTTATCCACGAGATACAGCACGCCATCCAGAAGGCGGAAAACTTTGCTATCGGTAGCAGCCCGGAATACTGGGAGAGTGAAAGCGCCCAGCCCCAGCGGGCGGAAGTCGTGGAGCGGATACAGGGAGAAATCGACCAACTGCGCGAGATGCTGGCGAGCGAGGAAGAAAGCGCCGACTTCATCATGGCGGACATTGAGCAGCTGGAACAGACGCTGCGCAATATCTCTTATCACCTGTACCAGAACACGGCGGGCGAAATCGAAGCCAGAGATGTGGCAGAGCGCAGAATCCTGACGGCGGAGCAGCGCCGCAGCCGTATGCCGAACACCGGCGACGAGAACACGGTGTTTGCGGAAGATGATGGTGGATACGCCATGAGCAAAAGCGAACAGGACAGTGTGAAGGAGCAGCTGCGAGAATATCAGGACAGGCTAAATACAATGAAAGCCGTCGCCACAATCAGTGACAACGGCTGGAGAGGTATGAATACCGGCGCGTTCCGACAGAAAATCGTGAACGACCTGAAGAAGACGGGATACCGGGTAGATAATCCGGACATCGGCGTTATCGAGTTTGATGAA